AGCCGGGAAACGGCCGGCCAACCGGACGGGCCGCCGCGCGGAGCTGCTGCGTCGGATCGCGGACGCGGCCCGGAGGGAGCGTCTGCTGGTCCGGGTGCAGGAGGCCGTGGGCGGCGTCCTGGGCCTGGTGGGATTTCTGCTGCTGATGGGCGCCGGGGGCGCGGAGGAGATACCGGCCATTCTCGGACTGGGTGCGGCCGGGCTGGGGCTGATGTGGCTGGGAGCATGGATGGGACATGCCTTCTATGGGCAGGAGGCGAAGGCGGAATGGCTGCGCCGTATGCGGGAGCGGGACGAGATCGAATGACCGAGGAGCGGGAGGCACTGCACCGGCGGGCTTATCAGAGGTCCCGGGAGGAGCGGTGGAACGCCCCGGGCAGGTCGCGGGTGGTCCATCCAAAGTATGGGGCGGTGGTGGTGCCGCACAGCTCCAACCTGACCGCGCTGCTGAACGCGGCGGAATACTGGGGCTGCGACTGGCTGGAGATCAGGGACGCGGAAGTGCTGGCCACCAAGCCCGGAGACGGGCCGGTGGTAAAGCCGCGGGAATTTATCAGGAAGGGCGGCGAGCCGGCATGACGGGCGGGATTACTGCGCGGGTGACCGGAGACGGGAAGATCACCTACAAGGACAATTACCAGGACGCGGTGGAGCGGCTTTGCCAGTTGGAGGACAAGTACCAGCCGGGCGAGCGGTACACCATCCGCCTGAAGGACGGGACGGCCTTCCCGCGCCGGGGGATCGAGCTGGTCATGGGGCGGCTGGAGCACTACGAAAGGAAGGAAAACGAAAATGATCGCTGAACTGACGGGGTACAAGGTCGTCTACCAAGAAAGGGTTCTGCGGACGCTGGCGCTCATGACTGTGGAATTTGAGGACGGGGATTACCCGGACTGCGGAAAGGTTAGCAAGCCGAAGGTCATTGAGGTACTTGCCATCAACGAGGATGGCAATATTGTGAGCATTATGGACGAAGCGTGGATGTTTCAGTTCATTCCTGAAATCGGAAAGCGAGGATAACATGGAGAACAGGACACTGGAAGACCTGCGGCAGGGCCTGCTGGACGGGAAGCTGCGGATCAGGCACAACGGCATTGACATCTTTATTGATTGCATGGAGACCAAGGACATGCTGGTTATCCCCATGACCAGCGCGGAGGGCGCGCGGCGCGAACCGAGAATGGAGCGCATGACGCAGGACCCGGACGACGGACAGGGGCCTTACAAGGGCTTCCTGCTGATCGTGTGCGAGGAGTGCGGCGCGGTGAAGGCCTTCTGCGCGAAGCGGGAGACGTACAGTTTCCGGTGCGACGAGTGCGGATATGAGACCCCGCTGGAGAACCTGCGGCCCATGTACATGCACTGCAAATGCGGCGAGAGCTTCCGCTACCGGACCAACGCGAAGTCAGAGACCATCACCCACACCTGCCTGCGCTGCAAGGCGCCGGTGGATATGGAGCTAAACAGGAGAGGGACGGCCTATGTGACCGTCGGCATGAAGGGAGGCAGGCGGAAGTGAGGGAGTTTCTGAAATTTATCGGCGCACTGCTGGGCGGCGTGGTCGGGGTGCTGCTGGCGGCCGTGTGGGCCGCGGCCCTGGTCCTGGCAGGTCCGGCCCTGCTGAAGCTGTGCATTTCCTACCTGTTCTTTTGAGGGGGCAAGGGTATGTTCAGACCGATTTTATTCAACACGGAAATGGTGAAAGCCCTGCTGGAGGGGAGAAAGACCGTCACCCGGCGGCTGGTGCGCCGGAAGGAGCTTGGCGAGGTACTAAGCAGTCCGGCCCGGAAAGAAAACCAGGACATACCGGACAGACGTTTCATCGAATGCCTGTGCACGGTGCCATACGAGGCTGGTGACATTCTGTGGGTGCGGGAGACGTGGACGCTTGTGCCGGACGGGAGCTACGTCTACAAAGCGTCCGTGGAATGCCCTGGCGCTTGGAGCGGGACTTGGCGGCCATCCATCCACATGCCAAAGGAAGCGGCACGGATTTTCCTGAAGGTCACGGACGTTCACGCGGAGAGGCTGCAAGAAATCACGGCAGAAGGGGCTTTGGACGAGGGAACCAATGTGGAGTTTCCAGAGCCTAAGCCATCCTACATCAGTCTTGCATATACAAAAATGCGGCTTGAGCCTGCGGCAAGGCGGAGTTTTGCAAACCTGTGGGACAGCACCATCAAACCTGCTGATCGGCCGGTGTGCGGCTGGCAGGCGGACCCGTGGGTGTGGGTGATCCGCTTCGAGCGGTGCGAACGGCCGGAAATGGGGGCGAGGGCATGAAGCTATCCAAGTACGCAAAACTGGTGAAAGAGGGCGGGTACTGCTCGGTGATCCATGCGGAGGACAGCGGTATCTGGCTGGGGACCCGCGCCGCCCTGTTCCGGGCCACGGAGCTGCCGGACATGGTGGGCGAGGAGCAGGTGCGGACCGTGCTGGACATACCGGAGAAGGCCTGGGAGAAGGTGCACCTGGAGGAGAAGTGGGTGGACAGCGTGCATGACATCTTCGGGCTGAACCTGGCCGACTTCGAGACCGGGGAGCAGGACACCACGAAGCTGAAAATGCTGGCCGCGCCGGACGGGCTGTGGTGCGCCTGCCGCCGGCGGGGGGGCACGGGGGAGCTGATCTTCTACCAGGAGAAGCTGCTGTACCCCATCGGGGATCAGATCAAGGACAGCGACTACATCCGGTACACGGCCCGGAGAATGGCCGGCGGGCAGCCGTATCTGGTGGTGCATGACGGCCTTGAAGTGCTGGCGGCGGTCATGCCCGTGCAGGTGGTGACAGAGGAATATCTGGCGGACCTGTCGGACTTCCAGGCCCTGTGCACGGAGCAGTTCTACCGGGAGCGGAGCCGGGCGGCGGCGGACGAGAGCGCGGCGGACGCGGAAGCGGAAAAGACGATGGAGCAGATCGGCATGGAGAAGGTCGGAGGCGAGGCATGAACGGAGCGTTACTGTCTTCCAAGAAGATGGACTACTGCACGCCGCGGGATTTCTTCGCGGAGCTGGACAGGGAATTTCACTTTACCCTGGACGCGGCCGCCACGGAGGCAAGCGCAAAGTGCCCGGCGTACTATACGCCGGAGACGGATGGGCTGAACAGCCCGTGGAATATTGCGGGGGGGGGGTGCTGTATTCTGCAACCCGCCGTATGGCCGCGAGACCGGGAAGTGGGTACGCAAGGCCTGGGAGGAGGCAAAAAGCGGGACGACCATTGTGCTGCTTATTCCAGCCCGGACAGACACGAGCTATTTTCACGAGTACATCTATGGCCATGCGGAAATCCGATGGGTACGCGGGCGGCTCCGGTTCGAGGACGAGGACGGGACCGTGTACCAGCCGGCGCCGTTCCCCTCCATGGTGGTGGTCTACAACGGGAAGGAGCAGCGGGGCATGAAAGCTGAAACCGTAGAGGCCCGGGCTGTGAAGATCGCCGCGTTCGTCATGCACAAAGCCGGGCTGTGCAGGCTGGAGGACCCGGAGGACTGCAAAAGGGTGGACCTGAAGGGAGGCGGCAGGATGTGTGAACGGTGCATACAGTCCTGGCTGTTGAGAAAAGCAAAGGTCGAGCTGGCCAGAGAGGAGAGGATGAAGCGTGAAGATCGGAAGAGCGGCTGAAATTCTGGACCCGGAGCACCGGGAACAGTACGAGAGCCTGGAGCCGGTGAACGAGGCATGCCGGATGGGCATGGCGGCCCTGCGGCGGCTGAAGCCGCGGCCGCCTCACCCGGACGGGGACGAGCACCTGCTGGCCTGCCCGCACTGCGGAAGCGGCGAGTACCTGTACAACGAGGACGGGAACGAGCAGCGGTTTTGCGGCCAGTGCGGACAGGCTATCGACTGGGGTGCGGAGGAATGACGGGAGGGAACACTGCACAGCGCCCCGTGCTGAAATATACGGGGAGCAAGTGGAGGATGGCGGACTGGATCATCTCGCTTATGCCGCCGCACAGAAGCTATCTGGAGCCATTCTTCGGGAGCGGAGCGGTGTTCTTCAAGAAGCCGCCAAGCCGCATTGAGACCATCAATGATCTGGACGGCGAGATCGCAAACCTTTTCCGCTGCGTCCGGGAAAAAACGGAAGAACTGGCCCGGGCCGTGGAGCTGACGCCGTACAGCCGAGAGGAATACGAGCGGGCCTGGAGCTGGCACAGAGAAGGAAACCGGGCGGAGGGCGTAGAGGCGGCTCGGTTGACACTGGTTCGGTATTGGCAGACGCACGGAAGCAGCGGCGCGATATATAAGAGCGGGTGGAAGAACGACTGCGCGGGGCGGGAATACGCCTATGACGTGCGGTACTGGGGGAAGCTGCCGGAATGGATCGTCTGTGCGGCAGTACGTTTGAAGGAAGCGCAGATCGAACAGCTCCCGGCGGTGGAGGTGATCCAGAGGTTTCGGCACCCTGACGTACTGATATACGCGGACCCGCCCTACTTACTATCCACCAGAAAGGGAAGGCAGTATTCCATAGAGATGGCGGAAGACGCAGAGCACGTGCGGCTGCTGGAGACCCTGAAGGAACACCCGGGGCCGGTGATCCTGTCCGGCTATGATAACGAACTGTACGACCGGCACCTGCAGGGGTGGATAAAGCTGCACAAAAAGGCACAGGCCGAGGGAGGCCGGGGCAGAGTGGAAACGGTTTGGCTGAACTATGAGCCGCAGGAGAGCCTGATGTGAGGAGCGAGAGCGTGGACGAGATCATTTGAAAGGAGAAATTTCTGTGGAAAAGTTTGAGTACAAGTACGAGGCGGGCGAGCAGGGCGTGATCCTGGCAGGCTCTGGAGACCTGATGGACATGGTGACCCACATCACGCGGCAGGCGCAGATCATCAACACTCGGCTGCGGAGCCGGAATGCGGAGGCGGCCGCCTCGTTCCGTGCCGCGCTGGGCGCCCTCTTTATGGACCCGTCAAGCCCCGTGTGGGAGGACGGGCCGGAGGTGCGGCAGGGGATCGACTTCTTCAGCGTCACACGCGAAAAATCGCGGGGGGGGGGGGTATCTGAATGAGAACGCTGCGTAAGGAGCCAGGGAAACCGTGGGAGATTGTAGAGGTCCCCAATGAACTGGAGGCCTTGCAGAAGGCGGTGGGCGGGCACCTGGAGCGCGTCACATTCGCCTCGGACATCTGCGTTCTGTGCGACAAGGAGGCCCTGTGCAAGGGCCTACCCCACAACACCGACATCTGCGGCACCGTAGAGTTCTTTGGAACGGTCCTGATCGTGGGAATGGCAAACGGCGAGTTTGTGAGCCTGTCGGAGCAGCAGGTGGAGGACCTGTGGGAGATGGGGGCGCTGCGGCGGGGTGATCTATGAGCGCCGACAGCTGGCGGCCCATCCGGGGCTACGGCGCCATGTACGAGATCAGCGACATGGGAGACGTGCGCTCCTGGCGGTGGCGTGGGGCGCGCAGAGCGTCTTCCCCTCACCTGCTGCAACCGTTCGTGCGCAAGCAAGGACGAAAAGGCAGGGCATTGTTCGTGAAGTTGACGGACGCTGACGGAAAGAGTATAGACGCCAAAGTGTTGAGCCTGATGGTAGACACCTGGATGGGCGGAAAGCGTCCCGGCCAGGTTCCGTATCACAAGAGCGGAGACCTGAAGGACAACTGGGTGGGGAACATTGGATTTACCTCCAGGAAGGAGCTGGGGAGGAAGACCGGAGCGGCCTCCGGCCGGGTGCCGGTTGCAAAAGTAACGCCGGAGGGTGAGGTCGTGGCAGTCTACCCGTCAGCCAGGGCCGCAGCCAAGGCCAACCACATGAGCTATCAGACGGTGCTGGACCGGTGCAACGGGAAGGTGAAAAAACCATTTGCTCTGGATGGGCACACCTACCAATTCGAGAGGTGAGAATGTGGACGAGATCATTTTATCCTGGCCCAATGTGTCCTTGACCTACATGGAGCACAGGAATGGAATGAGCTGTTTCGCGGAGTTCCGGGAGATTGAGAGGAGCCAGTACGGCTACCGGCTAACAGTCGGGCAAGAGCTGCATGCCATCCGATACCACGGAACCAACTACGACATCTTCGTGAGTCCGGTGGTGGTGGAGATCAGGCAGGAGGGACTGGTGGTGGCCCACCTCCTCCAGAAAGAGGGCGCGAAGCCGATCCTGTGTCCGTGGCAGAAGGAGCTGCCGAACGGGGGCGTGTATAAGCTGCGAGACCTGTATATCGAACCGTGCGAGCACCTGTACGAGAAGAACCGCCTGGCGGACGTGCTGGCTGGGAATGTGCGGGAAGAAGAACTGCGGCCGCCCGGCCGGCGAGAGATCACAGGGCCACCGGATCACGGGATATTCTGGAAGCACGGGGGCTGGCGGACCACGGGAGACCGGATCAGCCAGGAAAACCTGCACAACTTCGTAAAACTGGGGCAGCAGGAGCTGGACCTTTGAGGGAGGCAACACATGGACGATCAAGAGTTTTACTATGACGTGAGCTACCAGCGGACCAAGGAAGGGCCTGTGGGCGCCATGCGGAGGTCCAAGCTGGAGGACGTGGCCGAGTGGCTGAAGAACGACACGGCCGGCCTGCACTTCATTATCATCCTGCGTATGCCGGGCAGCCCGGAGGGGCTGCCGGATCGGGAGGTGTAGAGAATGGAACAATGTTCATTTTGCAGTGCGCTGGAGACACACAAGCTGGTATCAAATGCAGAAGAAAATGTTTCAAGAAGATATAGAGCGGCACTCTTAACCTTGCTTTTCTTCTGCGGGGACAGAAGGGGGCGGAGCGTGGATTATATCCAAGACGGGGACGGCTGTCCGCTCAATTTTTGCCCGGAATGTGGAAAGAAGCTGGAAGGGACGGAGGAATTTTAACCATGGAAATTATCATTCGGAGCCGGGAGAACGGCTGGGAGACGGAGCGGCGGATGGAACTGCCGGAGGACGCGGGGCTGGTGAAGTCCATCCTGCGGAGCGTGAAGCGCCGGGTGGACCCTCCCAAATTGGCGGGGGGGGGGGTGACTGAAAACCCGGTGGAAGAACAGCCGGCGGCGGAAGCGCCGGACACTGTGCCGGAGCAGCTGGCCCCTGCTGATCCACCTGCCCACGTGGAGCGGATCACCTTTGAGACCGGCTACCGGGGCTTTCTGATCTTGACCTGCGAGGCCTGCGGGAAGAGCTACACCGTCAACGCGCGGGAGCCGGTGACGGAGACCACCTGCAAGGCCTGCGGCCACGTGACGGCCCTGGACGGGCTGGCGGCGGTGGACATGCGGTGCCCGGGCTGCGGGAAGACCTGGCGGTACAAGACCAACAGCGAGCAGGCGGACGTGTCGGTACGCTGCCTCTCCTGCGGGGAAACGATGGTCAGCGAGTGGGACCGGAAGCTGCGGCGGTACGTGCCGCAGAAAGTGAAACGAGAGGATGATTGAGTATGGGGAGAAACAAAGTGAGCGCCGTGATTACGCACGCGGAGATACTGGCCCTGGCGGGGCGGTCCATCCGGGACGAGATCGTGAAGCGGAGGCAGGAGGCGGCCACAGTGGCGGGCAGGGAGTGCGCCCCGGAACACGCCAAGCTGGTGCAGGACTTCCTGGACATGACGGAGCGGCAGGTGAGCCACCAACTGGACCGGCTGGAGGCCGTGGAGACCCTGTACCGGATCGAGACGGGGACCAGGCTGGGACTGCTGGCAGAACTGGCGGAGGAAGGGCAGGACGATAGTGACTTTTGACATCTGCAAAGGAAATCCGGGGGCACTAGCGTTCGTGATGGAGGCATACGAGCGGGACATGTTTACCGCCGAGCAGTGCTTCCAGCGCATGGAGAGGGCCGGGATCACCGGGGACAAGCTGTACATGCTGTGGAACGACTGCTGCGGCCGGGACGTGGGCCTGGCGCTGGAGACCATGATGTGCATGCCCACGCCGGAGATCGTGCGGCACATCAACTACGAGCAGGGACGGGGGCTTCCCATAACGAAAAATTAACGGGGGGTGGTGGTCGCGCCGGGGATCGGCGCGGCCTCACCGCCTGCGCAGGTCCCATGCCCGGCGGCGCGCCGGGCAAAAATGAAGTCGCCGGGGGGCGACAATGGGCTGGTATATCGGTAGTAAGTTAAGGGACAAGGCCGGGAGCAGGGGCGGGGGTGTGGTCGTGGGTCTGTTTTACCGGGAACAAAAGCATATCTGCGGAAAAGACTACGACACGGCGGCGTACATGGAAGTGGACCTGTACCCGGTCTCCGCGAAGAAGCACAAGGCGAGCCGCCGGGCCAAGAAGAAGGAAGCCTCCTCCCTGGCCCAGCAGACCTACAACGACAAGCGGGCCAAACGCTACCACGTGCAGCTGGTGAATACCAACTTCGGGAAGGGGGACTTCTCCTGGACGGGGACGTATGACGACGACCACCTGCCGGTGCCGGGGGACTACCGGAGGGCGGACCTGGACTTCACCAACTTCATCAAGCGGCTGTACCGCTGGTGCGACGGCCACGGAGTGCAGCGGCCCAAGTGGGTGGCCGCAACGGAATACACCACCGTGGGCGAGGATGGTTCCGTCTGCGGCCGGCACCACCACCACGCCATCATCCAGCACACGGAGGGGCTGACCCGGGACGTGCTGGAGGAGCTGTGGAGCGTGAACGGGAAGCGGATCGGGCTGACCCGGGGCGAGTATCTGGACGTGGACCACGGGAGCGTGGAGGGCCTGGTGCGCTACATCGGGAAGAACAAGCGGTGCGCCCGGTCCTGGAGGCAGAGCCGGGGGTTGGAGAAGCCGAAGACGCCGCCGCCCAATGACACGAAGTGGAGCCGGAAGAAATTCGAGCAGGCTGCCACGCTTTACATAGACGACGCCGCGTTTTGGGAGCGGCAGTACCCGGGGTACACCCTGAACCGGGTGGAGACCACGGTGAGCAATTCCGGCCAGAGGCACACGGTGGTGATCCTGCGCCGGGCCGAGTGCTGGCACGGAAGGGGAGACATGAAGAAAGCGCAAAGGAGGAAGCGAGCATGACAAGCAAGGAGCGATTTGTGGAAATCTTCCGGTCCCAAGTGACACGGCCGGGAGCGGGGGAACTGCTGGCGTGGCTGGAGACCACGGACTTTTTCGAGGCGCCGGCCGGAGCGAAGCACCACGGGGCCTATCCCGGCGGGCTGGTGGATCACAGCCTGAACGTGTACGACCAGCTGCTGATCGACTTGGACGCGCGGGCGTACAGCATGGAGACCCGGGCGGTGTGCGCCCTGCTCCATGACGTGTGCAAGGCGGACGCATACCACCTGGAGGGCCGGCGGCGGAAGAACCCGGACACAGGCCGGTGGGAGGACTACCGGGGCTATGTGTTCCGGGACCCGTTACCCATGGGGCACGGGGAGAAGAGCGTCTTCCTGATCCAGCGGCACATGGAGCTGTCAGACGAGGAGGCGCTGGCCATCCGGTGGCACATGGGCGCCTATGACGAGGCATACAGGGGCGGCAGCCGTGCGCTGGGAGCCGCCATGGACTGCTGCGCCCTTGTGCTGGCGCTCCATCAGGCCGACATGCGGGCGAGCCAGGAAGAGAAGCGCGAAAGGGGCACGCCGCATCCGTATGGCGGCGGAGCCGCCGACGGCTGCGCAGAGGGCGTGTAATGGCGTTCCGGCTGGAGCTGTCGGACTTGCCGCCGCGCTACCGCGCCCAGGCGGAGCGTCAGCTTGCCCGTGGGAAGAAGCGGGGCGATCCCATGCAGGAGGCGGCCCGCGCGGCGAAGCGCACCGGAAAGGCCTTCGACAGCCAGGGCGAGTATGAGTATTACATGGGCACCGTGGCCCCAAGGGTGGCCCGGGGAGAGATCGTGGAGTGGGAGGCCCATCCCAGCTTTCCCCTGTTCCCGGCCGGGGAATACGGGGCCATGAAGCTGCGGCCGGTACGGTACACGGCGGACTTCCGCCTGGTGTACGCGGACGGCACGGTGGAGATCGTGGAGGTAAAGAGCAAGTTTGTACGGCGCATGCAACGGGACTATGCCCTGCGGCGGCGGGTGTTCCTGGAGCTGGTGGCCCGGCCCGCGGGCTGGAGGTTCACCGAGATCATCACGGCGGACAGCGCCGAGGAGGTAAAGCGATGGCGGGAGCTGGTGAAGGAGTGACCGGACAGGTCCGGCGGCGGTGCGCCCTGTGCGAGCGGCACCAGAGGCTGGAGACGGTGGAGGGCACCGTGTTCTGGATGGAGTACGGGGACGACGGCCGGCCGCGGCTGTGCCTGGACACCAGGAGCCAGGGCGGCGGCCTGAACGTGATTTGCGTGGGGTTCTGCCCGCTGTGCGGGCGGGCCTGCGAAACTATGGACGAGGAGGAGCGGCATGGGCAAGAAGCGGAATATCCCGGTGTACAACCGGGGGAATGCGGCCAGACAGACGCAGAGAAAGTACCTGGGCAGTAAAATGACGCAGGCCGAGCGGGTGCAGAAGAACCGGGAGGCAGCGGGGCACGTGATCTCCATGTGCTTCCTGGTGGCGCTGAACAACCGGTACGGCATTGGCGAGGAGCGGCTGGGCCGCGTGACGGACGCGGCAAACGCGGAGCTGGAGCGGTTCGACCTGGAAAAGCGGGCCGTGGGTATGGAGAAGGCGAAAAAACGGCTCGCCGGGAAGCTGGGCGAGCTGCTGCCGAACGGGTTTCTCCTGCCTGCCACGAAGACGCCCAGGAGGGAGAAGGACTGGGCCATGCTGGGAGAGCAGCGGGAGGCGGCCGAGATCGTGGTAGGCTGCTACGCGCTGGCCGCACACAAAGCCCTGTCATTCGGGCCGGATCGGGTGCAGGGGACGGTGGCGGAGACGGAGCGGGTGTTCCGGGAGTTCGGAGCGTGGACCGAGGGCGGGGACTACTTCGGGTATGCCCTTCTGGCCCGGGAGCTGGAGCGTATTTTCCGCACGCCCATCACCGTGGACGAGAGCGACGCCAGGGAGCCGATTTTCGGAGATACGCTGGACTGACGGGCTGGACGTGGGAGAGAACGGGAGGAAGCGAAATGCGGTTTGTTGATGTGAAACGGATTGCCCTGTACTACAAGGCCATTCCGGGGATGTTGCACCTGCTCCGCCAGGAGCGGGCGGAACTGGAGGAAGAATACAACGGCCTGGGCAGTACGGCGGCGGATGGCACGCCGCATGGGTCGTCTCCCGGTAAGCCCACGGAGGAGCTGGGCCTGCGGGCGCTGGAGAACGGCACCGGGGAGAGGCTTGCACAGATCGCGGAACAGGAGCGGGTGCTGCTGGAGGATCAGGCCGTGATCCGGGTTTGTCTGGACGGGCTGAACAGTAAGTACAAGCAGCTCGTTCTCATGCGCTATGTGCGTGGGTACAGCTGGGCCAAAATCGGGGTGCGACTGGGTACGCCGGACAGTACGGCCCGGAGCTGGCACGAGCGGGCCATGGAGCGGCTGGGCGAGGCCCTGGAGGAGACACCGGATCACCGGGGGCTTGCGGGCCGCGCTTCGCACGCGCGTACCTAATAAGCGGCGAAAAATTTTTGCCGGGAAACCGGGGCGGACGGGGCGGGACTATCCCCTCCCCTGCCGCCAGCTTCCGGCGGAGCGGGCGGGCGTGGAAACGGCCCTTTAGGGAACGGTTTTCAAGCGGCTACGCGCGCGGCGCGGCAAGGTTTCCACAAAGCGGGGAACGGCTGTGGAAAAACAATTTGCGAATGCGGGAAGGGAGGGAGTGAGATGGGCGTTGTGCGGCGGATCGTGGGCGCGGTGCGCACGTACCTGTTTCGGCGGCGGAGGCTGCGCCGTATGCGGCGGATGGGTCCACGGAGAAAGTAAAAAAGCCCGGCGGGCTTGCGGCCTGCCGGGCTTTTCGCGCGCGTATGGGAGATTTGTCACGGGAGCGGGTCCGGGTCGTTGGGCGCGTTGACCTCCAGGGGTTGGCCTTCCCGGCGCATACGGTCGGCGCAGGCCTCCACGATGTAGCTTTGCAGGCTCTGCCCGGAGGCCTGCGCGGCGGCCCGGATCGCCGCGCCCACGGGTTTGATTGGGCGTATCTGGATCACGTCGCACTTGGCGTTATAGGCGTCGTTGCTGCGGCGCTTTTTTTCGGAAACGGGCATGGTCATTCCTCCTCTGTGCTGCCGTCTTCCGGCAGGATCAGCTCTGTGAAGTCGAACATGTCGATCACAGGCGGGCGCGGGAGCAGGGCGTGGTAGACGCCGCGCTCGTAGTGCTGATCCGTCACGCCGTCGTACCAGTAAATATCTCCGTGCTGGGCCTGGGCCGCCTCCAGGGCGTCCATAGCCTGCTGTTCCGTCAAACCGTCGAACAGGAGCCGGGAGCCGTCCATAAACTCGGCTACCAGGCGGTAGGGTGGGTAGACCTCAGACGTGGGGTCCATGGGCATGCCTCCTTTTCGTTGTCGTTGTGTCGCATTATAGCACGTTTGAGTGCCGCCGTCTATGGGCTATTTTGTGCCTGCTCGCGTCTTCAAGGCGGTACGGGCCGCTTTGTAGTCCTGGTAGACCTCGCCGGCGGGAAATTCCTTCATGCAGCAGTTCCACCTGGGGCGCGGCGTCTTGCGGAGATAGACGATCTCGCCGCCGTCGTGCTCCAGATACCACTTCTCCAGTGTGCCGTCTCGGTTGAGGGTGTACCTTGTGGGAGCGGGATTAGCCGTCATGGCGCACCTCCTGCTCGGGGCCGTAGTAGGCCACGATTTCGCCGGCGATACTGTCGTGGCGGCTGATCAGGGTATAGCCGAAGCGGGCGAAGTCCTCTTGCGCGGCCTGGATCACGGCGGCCGCATAGGCCGGGCCGCGCTTTGTGAGGCGGTCCGGCTTTGTGTAGCGGCGGCGGAAGTCCTCCACGCTGGCGGCGGGGACAGCGTATTTTTTGAGCTTTTCGTACAGGATGGACATGGGCGATCTCCTTTCGTGTTGTGGGCGAGCGGGTCAGAAGAGAAAACAGAACTGGCCGCTGTCGTCGATCAGCTGGGCGGCGGGCTGCGGGATGGGCTGTGGGTCGGCCGCGGCGGCGGGTTCGTCGGGGCGGTAGCCGTGAGCGGCCAGCTTGCCCAGGTAGTTTGCCCCGTGGCCGTTGATCACGCCGTCCAGGAGCTGGCGCGTCTCGTCGGCGTCAAAGAGGGTCCAGCTCTCTATGCTGGTGCCCGTGGGGTGGCCGGGCGGCGCTGTGATCAGGGCGAAGCAGGCCGCGCCGCTTTCGTGGTGGAAGGGGACGCGGCGGGTGGTGAAGCCCAAGCGGGCGCACTCGCTCTCGTACTCCCGGACGGAGCGGAAGCCGTGGTATTCCATGTTGTGTGCCTCCTTGTGGGTGGATTTTATGCCCTGGCGGGCTGGGGTGCCGTCGCTTTGTGCCGGTGCGGCGGCTCCAAGGTGTCCGGGTTGTGGCCAGCGGGTTAGCTTCTGGCGTGGAGCGCAAGGATCAGGCAGCCGGGGGACTTCCGGGCCTGGGCGTCTGTGCGCTCTGTAAATTCGTCCTCGTCCAGCAGTACGGCCGGGGCGTAGATGTCAGCCTCCGAAAGCGCGCCGGTCTCCGGGTCGTAGTGCTTTACCCCGTAGACGGCGTGTGCGGCACCGGCTTCTGTCATGGCCCGGTGGGCTGCCTCCCTGGCCAGGTTCAGCATTTCGGCGAGGGCGGAGGCGTTGGTGTAGTGCGGGACAAGGTAGGCAGCGCCGTCGTGGAAAAAGTAGCGAATACCGGGATAGCTGCTCATACTGTACTCCTTTCTCTCCGTAGGCACGGTAGGTCAGGCGTTGTGTTTGGTGGGTGGGTCAGGCTGTTCTGGCGTTGATGTATTCGTACATATCGAAGTAGTGCTCCCTGGTGAGCTCGTTCCGCATATCGTAGAGTTGTTCCCGGAGCAGCTTCCGGGCCGCCTCCTTCGAGGCCATCATACCGATCACGCAGTCCACATAGCCGTAAGTGAATTTCTCGCCCTTCATTTCCTCCTGGACGTCTACCCACCGAACGCCCATGTAGACCTTGCCGGTAAACCGGGTGATGATTTCGTCGATCTCCGCTTCCTGCTCCCGGATACTCTTGTTTACCGCACAGCAGATGAAGTTGTTTTCCATTCCACTGTCCCGCATGACTTCACAGGCGGTGGTGATCTGCTGGTAGCAGTTCCAGGCGATGCGCCGGTCATCACAAGTTTCCTCGAAGCCCCGGAGGATGTCGGCGTATTTGCAAGAGAGAACTCTGCGCTGCAATTCGTACTTGTTTTGCTCCATAGGTCAGCTATCCTTTCTGCCCTCGTGACCTCCGGGGCGGGGTGTGGTGGCGTCAGATCATGGACCGGTAGCGGTCCCAGGCCTTTTGTGTCCAGTGGTGAGGGGCCATGCGCTGCTCCAGGTCGTGGGCGATCTTCAGAACCTCCTCGGGGGTCTTGGCCGCCTTCAGCGCGGCGTCAACAGCGGCTTCATTCTCGTAATAGGCTACCATAGGGAAGTCTCCTTTCTGCCCCTGTGGGGCTGGGGTCGGGCCGCTTTGTTATCCCGGTGCGGCTCGTCCAGGGTGTCCGGGGGCTTGCCCTGTTACTCCAGGCCCAGGGCGCGGCGGGCGGCGCGCTCGGCGTTGTCGGTGAGCTGGCGCTGCCAGGCGCTGTTGCGGGGAGACCAGCGGAAGCCGTTTTGCTTCAGGGCGGAGCGGGTGGCCTCGTCGGGCTTGCCGTCAAAGAGAATTTGCAGGCGGTTCTGCTCCGCGTTGCGGACGATCCGGAAGCCGTCGTGCTCCTCGGCGGCCTCGGGGGCGTCCTGCCGGGCCTGGAGCTTGTCCAGCTCCTCCAGGCGGGCCTGTGTCCGCTTGATCTTGCCGCGCAGACTGGCCAGCTCGTAGTCCGGCATGGGCTTTTGTGCCCAGGAATAGGCGCTTTGGATGGCCTCGTCCATGTGGGCGGCGGTCTCGTCGCTGATCCCGGGGTAGCCCTTCAGGGTCTTGTGCTTGCGGTAATAGGCGTTCATGGCCTTGCCGTCGTCCAGCTTGTGCTGGAGCTGCCAGAGCTGGTCTTGCAGCATTTCCCGGGCGTGGGGGTCCGTCAGGTCCACGGGGCCGGAGCCGGTGCTCTTGATCTTGTCCAGAATGGCCTCGATGGTCTTGTACTCCTGCCACAGCGCGTCCTCCCGGGCGTTCTGGCGCTCCTTCTTCCGGGTGGGGAAGTTGGCCGCGCCGCAGATCAGGACGCTGGGACAGCTGGCGCCGTTGCGGTTGTAGTCGTTGGTCCACTGGGCCAAGCGGCGGGCGTAGCGGTCCAGAAGGGCGTCCAGCTTGTCGTGGTAGTAGGGGCTTGTGGCCGCCTTGCACCGCTCCACCAGGGCGGCGGCCTCGTCCACAGAGGCCCGGTAGCCGGCCGTGGCGCTGCCTGGCTTGTAGTCCCGCATGGACATCATTTCATGCGCCCGGCGGGCCGTGTCCTCGTCGATGGGGTAATACTTCACGGCGGCGGGCTGTTGTGCCGCCTGGGGCGGCGTGGGCGCGGCCGGGGCCGGGCTGCCGCCGGGGATCAGGCTGAATTGCTCGTACATGGCTTGTACCTCCTGTTTCGTGTTGTGGGGATGGTCTCCCGCGACGCTCCCGGGGGAGCGTTTCGGCCCGTGACCAGCGGGCCATCGTCAGGCGGGGCGGTTTCGTTGTCAGTCCAGACAGGTTTCCCGGCTCATGCGGTACTGCTGCTTCAGCTTGTCGTAGGCCCGGAGCGTGACGGTGTAGGTGTTGTGCTGCTCGTCATAGGTGATCCCGCGGCCGCGGAGCCGGGGGAGGCCGTCGTGGAGGGGGCGCAGGTAGTAATGCTTGCCGTAGTAACCGAGATCGGCGGAGAAGTCGCAGCCGGTGGGGGCGTGCTGCATTTCGTAGCAGTAGGAATACTCGCCGGGGGCGTCCGCGTGGACGGCGGGAGACTTGGCGGCCTCTAGGGCCTCGTAGTCCGGGGCGTAGCCCTGGAGCTGGCCGGTTGTTTCGTCGAAGCTGGCGGCGCACATGTCGGGGACGAAAAGAGACATGTTCTCGCCGATCTTCTGCTCGTAGCCGCCGGGGACCTTGGAGAAGGTGCCGGGGATGGGGCGTTGTGTTGCTGCCATGGTGAAAACCTCCTGTTGTGTGTTGTGGGTTGCGGCCCATGAGCGCCCCCGCCCTTGTGGAGCGGGGCCGGGCTTGCACCGGCGGCGCGTTATGCGTCGGCCTTGCGGGCGGGGTTACAGGTCGGTTTTATGCGCGCCGTCCTTGGTGTGCGCCCAAACATCGACGGAATGCCCGGTTTCGCGAAGGCCATCCGCGAATTTGTGGGCGGCGTCGGCGCTGTCCATCCAGGCGGTGAGGGGGATGCCCCTCTTGCTATAAACAATCTGGTAGCGGGTCATGGCGTTTTCCTCCTGTTTTTTGTTGTGGCCTGCCATCATCAGCGCCGGGGGGCCGTTCCCGGCGGACGGCCCGGGGCGGGCCGTTTCGGCTGTTGTTACGCTACGCGGACGTAGTAGGCGCCGCGCTTGTTGCTCCACTTTCCGCCCTGGGCCTTGATCTCGTCGGCGTGGGGGTCCGTGTCGCCGGTGAGCCAGACAACCGGGCTTGTGGTCTGCGCGCCCTTGATGGTCACGGTCACGCCGTCCACGTTGGACCAGCGGGAGGCGATCAGCTCCGCGGCCGTCTTGGGTTCCGCGGCGGGGGCGGCCGTCTTGGGGGACGGGGCCACGGTGTCAGCGATGGCTGCGGCGGCGGTCTCGTTGGCGCGCTGGGCGGCCTGTTCCGCGGCGGCCTGGGCGGCCTTGGACTTGTCCAGCTCGGCCCGGAGGGCCGCGCACTCCGCCTCGGCGGCGGCCAGCTTGTCCCGCAGCTCGGCGCGGCGTTCGTCCGCGTTGCCGGCGTTGTCGTCGGGCTGAGTGAAATAGGCCTTGACGGCCCGGCTGATCTTGTCGTCGATCCGGATGGGGAGGATCATGGCGAACGGCTCGCCGTTCTGGTAAGCGATGGCGGGGGCGTGGCTGCCGGGGCTGCGGAGGGTGTAGCCGGAGGCCAGGGCCTCCAGATACTGGGCGTTGTACAGGGCCGCGAAACCCTGGGCGGCGTTGTAGAAGGCGGCCGCCGTGCGCTTCTTGCCGGTGTCCAGGTTCAGGGGGCACCGCTCCAGCGCCTCCATGCTGGCGGCCTTGTGCTCCGCGTCCTGGAAGGTCTTGGCCAAGTCGAACGTGGGCGGCTCGCCGGTCTTCTGGCCGTTGTTCATGGTCCAGCTGCCGGCCTCGCAGCAGACGGCGGGCTGGACGATGGCGGCGTACTCGCGGGGCGTGAACTTGTACGCCAAATAGCCGTTGGTGACGTAGATCATGCCGTCCTCGCCGGTGCAGCAGATCACGCGCTCGGACTGCTTCAGGACCTTGCCCGCGTCGGGGGTGTAGTTGCCGATTGTTTTCTTCATGTCGATAACCTCCAGATTAACCCGTTTTCGTTTGTGTTTGGCCCGTGTGGGCTGGGATCGGGTCGCTTTGTCCGGTGCGGCCCGTCAAGGTGTCCGGCGTGCGGGGGTCAGGATTTGCGCTTGCGGTCCTCCGTTGGCTGGACCTGGGCGGCGGTGAAAAGATAGGCCGGGGCCAGGTAGTAATGGGGGTCGGCGTCCGGCTCCTTGCCGGCCAGCTCGGCGGCCTCCCGCGCGGCCTTGGTGGGCTGGGTCGTGTACTTCCAGAGCCGCGTCTTGATGGCGGCTTTCTCGCCCTTCTTCACGCTGTACCCCATGCGCTTCCACTCGGGGAATGTGTGGATGGGGAGCGCGTGCCCGCTGGAAAGAATGGCGTCGGCCTGATCCTGGGTGTAGATACCGGCGGCGATGGATTCGGAGTAGATGATCTCGTTGTTCGTCATGGTGTTTCGTCCTTTCCGGCCTGTTGGCCTGTCGTGTTTGTTTAGCACTCATGTGTGCCGTTTTCGTGACTGAAGCATAGCACTCATGTGTGCCGCTTGTCAAGCCATTTTCGCAAACTTTTTTCGGCGGCTGGGTGTTCCCCCTACGGGGGAAATTTTTTTGAGCCGGGCCGCCGGGCGTTGCTTTTCCCGGGCGGCGGTGGTAGAATAATTCCGGCGGGGCGGCTGCGAACTGGCCGCCCGTGCCGGGCTGATAGCGTCGGGGGTGTGCCTTGCTACGGGGACCCCCGGCGCTTTACTTGTTCAGCAGGTCTTGCAGGCGGCGGCGGAACTCGTCAAGGTCTTTGCACTCGTTGGCGAGTAGCAAGAGCCGGAGCCGTTCGGCCTCCTGGGCCTGCTGTACAAGCAATTCGCTCGCGCTGGGCGTGGTCATGTTCACCTCCCCCTTCTGGTCGCCGGGGCCGTGCCGGCCTGCGGCGGTTCGCTGGGCGTCGGCCTCGCGGCCTTCGCTTGCCCCGGATGATAGCGGCCATTTTTCGCGGCGTCAATAGACCGAAAATCGTTCCCCAGTCCCCCTAAAGGGGGGACGTGGGGAAGTTTTTTTGCACAAATTTCCAGGGTGATTTTCTGTGCAAAATGCTGTGTTTGGGGGGATTATAGGGGGGCATATAGCTTAGACCTACGAGAGACCAGACCGGGCGCATAAAACCCCTCCGGCGCGGCTGTGGCCATGTCGCAGGGGGCCGGGCCTGCAGGATCGGCAGCCGACCGGGCTGCAGGCCGGGGGCGCGGGCAGGGCAGCAGGCGGGCAGCGGACCGGCGGCAGGGGGCAGGGCCTCCGGGCGGGGTGGGGGCCGCCGGGGGGGTGGCTGTGGCCAGAGGCGGCGGGCATAGCCCAGGCAGCAGGCCGGCAGACTAACGCGCCCATACACACATGCACACATGCAGGCCCAGGCGCAGGGCGCACAGCCCAGGCAGCAGCACAGGCCAGAGGGCAGGGCCTCCCCCCCATGCCCAGGCCTCCCCCCATGGCCACACACAGCCCAGCAGATCACAGGCCCAGGGCAGCAGGCCGAGAGATTCAAGACCCGGGCGAACCAAACGCGCACGGCCGCGCCCGCCCACGCGCCCGCCCACCCTGGCGCGAAATTCTTTCGCGCATGCGCGCGGGTCCTTCTAACGCGCGCGTGATCCTCTGCGGGTGCGGAGGCGCAAAATTTTTTTAGGCAAGGGGTCAAAAAATCGCTTCCCTGGGGTCCGGGCCGAAAATATGGGGCCGGGTTGAAAATTGGAGAGAACGCGAAAATGGGCCCGGGAGAGCGCAGGCAGGCCTATAAGGGGCAGGAGCGGGATTGGACGGGAAGGGATATTGCCGGAGCCAGGAGGGCACAGCGGGCACGGGAGAGGCCCTGGCGGCGGTCGGCGGCCGAAACGGGGCGCCGACCGGGAGCCGGGGAGCCGGAGGAAAAATGAGCGCAAAAAAAGCACCGTGCTTACACACGGTGCAGGAGGATATGGAATAAATAGAGCCAGGAGCCGGAGACCGGCGGCGGAGGAAAACGGACGAAGGGCGAGCGGGCGGAGATCAGCGGCGGGGCGGATCGGAGGAAACGGGCGAGGGGTCGCCGGCGGTGAGGTCGTCCATGGAGAGGCCAAGGACGGAGGAGAACAGCTTCAGCTCGAAGTCGGTAACGACGCGCTTGCCGGTCTCAATCCGGCTGATGGCCATTTGGCCGAGCTGGAGACCGTGGAGCTGCATTTTAATGGCCAGCTCCTCCTGGGTGAGGCCGTGGGAGGTACGCCACTGGCGTATGCGCTCGCCGCAGATGTTGCACTTCTTTCCGTCGGGGGTGTAGAGCCGCACGCTGCCGCCCTCCTATCTCTAATCATCTTTTGCATATTGACGATACCGCGTTGTCGCATTATGCTTATAAAAAAGATGATTAGACACCAGAATTTTTTCAAAAGGCGGAGGAATGCGATATGGGATTACTAAACTTTTTGGCCAAGACTTTTCTGGACGGTGGGAACAACAGATTGGAGAAAGGCCAAGGAAATCAGCCAGAACGAGAGCGCCGGAGGATGAAATCCCCAGCAAGCGCCTATGACAGGGACTTTGAATTTCGGCTGTTGAGGGCCAGGACGGAGCCGCTGACGGTCGAGCGATATTGCGACGAGGATCATTCATCGGCCCTTGTGCATAACGATGAAAGCGGGAACACATATCTGGTCACAGAAACATCGTGCGAGTGTGAAGACTTCCGCAAGAAAGGGAAGCCATGCAAACACATGATCTTTCTGGCCATGCAAAACGGAAGCCACAGGAAATATGAAATATTACCACAGTGCCAATTCCATTCAGGAAAGAACGACAAAGGAGAGTTTGTGCCTCTTTACTGGGAATATTACAGCGTAATGTCCCTGGGACTGGGGTACACGAACCTGTTCCAATACGAGGTGTCGGGGCGGATTTACGGAACAAGTGAGAAAACCGGGAAGCAGACGAACAGGAAAAAGACAATCATGGTAAATGCTCGGAGCTTGGAAGACGCCAAAGCAGCGGCGGCGGAGCTAGGAGTTATGCCACCGTATGCTGGCGTTGAGTTTGTGGACACAAGCCCATCATACGAGCAATTCAACTATCTGCATGGGGCTGGAATACCAGCACCGTACTTTATATGCGCACTGGATATGTCGGCGCTGTTGACCAGGTATGAGGACGGAGACAACGAAAAATGCCCGGAATATCTGTTTGAGATGGCGACGCGGTATCGGGTGCGGGTATCTTATTTCCAGTCTCCAGCGTCGGTCAAATCCTGTATCTGGTCCAACCTGCAGGAGAACACAAAGACGGCGATTTACTGCTATGCGGTGTATTGTCGGGAGCGAGGGTATGAATTTGGAGACGCGCCGATCCGGTACGATGATCCGATATTCACAGGCTTTCTCCCATCCGAAAAGGAGGCGGATTACATCAGGAATTACCAGGAATTTGGGTGGAGGACACTGGCTAAAAACGCCAGCGCCTATATAAGCGCAAAGGCATTTCTTCAAGCCAGCAGGGTTCTGTGAAAAAATTTTTTGAGAGTTAGCAACTTTCGCAGTTTTTCCGTGCTAAACTGATACCATGGATATGAAGGGCTGGGGCCGAAAGGCTCCGGCCCTTTTCCATGCACACAATACCTCGCGTGGCCGCGCGAGGTATTTTCATACCCTGATGGGCGTACATTCGTTCGAGAACGAGGAGGTAGGACATGCCGAAGCGGAGCGAGAAGCGCGACACCGCCAAGGCTGAATATATCGCACGGAAGAGCCGGGGCGAGGAGGTAAGCCTGCGGGAGCTAGCGCAGGAGCTGGGGGCGAGCTATCAGACCGTAAGGAACTGGAAGACGGCGGATCAGTGGGACGCGGCGCTGCCGAAGCGGAAGCGGGGCGGACAGCCGGGGAACCGGAACAGCGCCGGGAAGCGGAACGCGGCGGGCAGCCATCCGGGGGCGCCGGCGGGGAACAAAAACGCGGAGAAGGACGGAGCTTACAGCGCCGTCTTTTTCGACATGCTCACAGAGGAGGAGCGGGAGCTGGTGGCCAGGACGCCGCTGGGGAGCCGGGAGGCCCTGGAGCATGAAATGCAAATCCTGAAATTCCGGGAGCACCGGATCATGGCCAAGATCGCGGAGTACGAGGACGCGCCAGAAGACGCCCTGTACCTCACCTCCCTGCTGGACATGCGCCTGCCGGCGGGACGGGGCAAGGACAAGCAGGACGGCGCCGTGCAGAACATGGGCATGTACAGCAAGGACAGCGCCTTCAGCCGGGCGCTGAAGCTCCAGGAGGCCCTGTACAAGGTGCAGGGGCGGATCGCCAAGATCGCGGACAGCCTGCGGGCGCTGGAGGAGAGCCAGCGGAGGCTGGAGCTGGAGCGGGAGCGGCTGGAGCTGCTGCGCATGCGGGCCACGGGCGCGGTGGACGTGCCGGACCCGGAGGACGGAGAAGAAATCGACGAGGGAGAGACAACATGAAAAATCTGAACAACATTTACACCTACCACGCACCGAAGGGAGACCAGCAGGAGCGTTACGAGGACATACGCGAAAAGGCGCGTGAACTAGCAGAACTGATTGAGAGGTGCTGCCCGGACAGCCGGGAAAAGAGCCTCGCGCACACAAAGCTGGAGGAGGCGGTTATGTGGGCCAACGCCTCCATCGCCCGAAACGAGTAAGGTCATGAAGCTCTACACCAGCAAGGTGGTGGCCCAGTGGCTGGGGCTGACGGAGCGGCGGGGGCGACAGCTGCGGGACGAGGGCGTGATCGCGGAGGCAAGGCCCGGCCTCTATGACCTGCAGCCCACCGTGTCCAAGTACATCACCTACATCGGGGGCGCGGGCAAGGAGAGTCTGACCCAGGAGCGGACGAAGCTGACGAAGGCCAAACGGGAGGCGGCGGAGCTGGAGAACGAGCTGCGCCGGGGCGAGGTCCATCGGACCGAGGACATCGAGCGGGGGATCAAGACCATGTTCCTGAACATCCGCAGCCGGTTTTTGGCCCTGCCCGCCAAGCTGTCCCCCACCCTGGCCACGCTGGGAGACGACCAGACGGCCATCTTCGACGAGCTGAAGGGGGCCATCGACGAAATCCTGGAGGAAATGAGCGACCCCAGGGCGGCATTTGCAGTACAGGACGGTGAAGCGGATGGAGAAGAAACGGAATAAAGACCCCTGCGCAGGGTGCGTGTGGCCCATGTACCGGGAGGGCAGAAAGGTGATCTGCCCCTTCCAGCGGTGCGTGCGGGAGGAATACGAGCCGCTGTGGAGGAAGGGAAAGCGGCGGGACGATGAAGAAGCGCAGAATGATTGACATTCCCAGGGGGACCCTGGACGTGCTGGCCCGGTGCGCGGCGGTGCTGAAGCCGCCCCCGGAGCTGACCCTTTCCCAGTGGGCGGACCGATACCGGGTGCTGTCCGCGGAGAGCAGCGCGGAGCCGGGACGGTGGCACACGGACAAGGCCCCTTACCAGCGGGAGATCATGGACGCCATCGGAGACCCGCACATCCGAAAAGTGGTGATTATGAGCGCGGCGCAGATCGGGAAGACGGACGCCTTCATCCTGAACCCGCTGGGGTACTACATGGACTACGCGCCGGCCCCCATCCTGGTCATGCAGCCGACGCTGGACATGGGGCAGACCTTCAGCAAGGACCGACTGGCGCCCATGATCCGGGACACGCCGGAGCTGCGGGACAAGGTGGACGTGAAGAGCCGGTACAGCGGCAACACCATCATGAAGAAGAACTTCCCGGGCGGCCACATCACCATCGTGGGCGCGAACAGCGCCACGGGACTGGCCAGCCGCCCCATCAAGGTGCTGCTGGCGGACGAGGTGGACCGCTACCCGGCCAGCGCCGGGACCGAGGGCGACCCGTTGAGCTTGGCGCAGAAGCGGCAGACCACCTTTTGGGACAAGAAGACGGTGATCGTCTCCACGCCGGTGCTGAAGGGACAGAGCCGGATCGAGACGGAGTTCAACCAGAGCACGCGGGAGGAGTGGAACGTGCCATGCCCCGCGTGCGGGCATTACCAGCCCCTGGTGTGGGCCAACGTGGTCTTTGACCGGGAGGACCCGCAGGGAGAGGTGCGCTACAAGTGCGAGCGGTGCGGCGAGGTGCTGGGGGAATACCAGTGGAAGCAGGCGGCGCGGCGTGGGCGCTTTGTGGCGGAGAACCCGGGGGCGGAGGCAAGGGGCTTCCACCTGAATACGCTGGCCTCCACCTTCTGCGGATGGAAGGAGATCGTGCAGAAATTTCTGGTGGCCAAGGAGCAGCTGGACCAGGGGAACCCGGAGGGCATGAAGGTGTGGGTCAACACCGAGCTGGGCGAGACCTGGGAGGAGCAGGGCGAAGTGGTGGAGGACGCCGAGCTGCTGGGCCGCCGGGAGCTGTACGAGGCGGACGTGCCGGACGGCGTGCTGGTGCTGACCGCCGGGATCGACGTGCAGGACGACCGCTTCGAGGTGGAAGTGGTCGGCTGGGGCGTAGGCAAGGAGAGCTGGGGCATTCGCTACCAGAAGATTTTCGGAGACCTGCTGAAGGAGCAGGTTTGGACAGACCTGGACGCCTTTTTGCTGGCGGGCTTCCAGAAGAAGGACGGGACGGTGCTGCACATATTGAGCGCGTGCATGGACAGCGGCGGTCACTTCCCAGACCAGGTGCTGCGCTTCACCCGGGACCGGTGGGAGCGGAAGGTGTGGGCCATCAAGGGCAAGGGCGGCAGCGACGTGCCGTTTATCCGCAACCCAACCACCAACAACCGGGTGAAGGCGCCGCTGTTCACCCTGGGCGTAGACGCGGGAAAGGCCCTGCTGTACCAGCGGCTGCGGCACCAGACCAAAGGACCCAACTACTGCCACTTCCCCATCAACGAGGAGGCGGGGTATGACGGGGACTACTTCAAGGGCCTGACGGCGGAGAAGATGGTGGTGCGCTTCCGCAAGGGGCGGCCGGTGGTGACCTGGGAGCTGAAGGACAGCAAGCACAAGCGCAACGAGCCGCTGGACCTGCGCAACTATGCCACGGCGGCGCTGGAGATCACAAACCCGGTGCTGCAGGTGACCGAGGGCGCGCCGCAGCCGAGAATACGCCCGGCGGGCCGCCGGAGACGAGGAGGGATTTAATTGTCGGTATTTTCTAAAGACCTGTGCCGGAAGAAGCTGAACACATGGCTGGCGGCGGAGGAGGCCATCGCCACGGGCCAGAGCTACCAGATCGGGACCCGCATGCTGACCAGGGCGGACCTGAAGCAGGTGCGGGAGCAGCTGGAATACTGGGGCGGCAAGCTGGCCGAGGCGGAGGCCGAGGAGAAGCAGGGCGGCCGGAACCGGGCCTACCGGGCGCTGATCCGGGACGTGTGAGGAGGGCGGACATGGCGAAAGGGAATATCCTGGACCGGATGATCTCTGCCGTGGCCCCGGTGCACGCGGCCAAGCGGGCGGCGGCCCGGGGGGCGCTGTCCATTCTGAACAGCGGGTACGGGAACTACGGGGCCAACCTGACCAAGAAGAGCCTGCGGGGCTGGGAGTACCACGGGGGAAGCGCCAAGGAGGACATCGAGGACAACCTGGACGTACTGCGCCAGCGGAGCCGGGACGCCTACATGGGCATTCCAACGGCCACGGCGGCGCTGAAGACCCTGCGGACCAACGTGGTGGCCGGCGGGCTGATCCCCTCCCCGCAGATCGACGGAGAGTTCCTGGGACTTAGCCAGGAGGAGACGGAGAAGCTGCAGGAGCAGATCGTGCGGGAGTTCGCCCTGTGGGCGGACAAACCCACATGCGACGCCGAGCGGGTGGACAACTTCTACCAGCTGCAGCAGCTGGCCTTCCTCTCCTACCTGATGAACGGAGACACGATGGCCCTGCTGCCGGTGAAGAAGATGGCGGGGCAGCCCTACGACCTGCGGGTACGGCTGATCGAGGGAGACCGGGTGTGCTCGCCGGACGGCTTTGACCGGCTGGCCCCATGCACGGTGCAGGGACACAAGGTGCACCACATCGTACAGGGCGTGGAGACGGACCGGGACGGAATGGTGGTGGCCTACTGGGTGTGCAACCGGCACCCACTGGGCAGCCACAGTGCCGCGGAGGCGGAAGGGATCACCTGGGCGCGGGTGGAGGCCTACGGAGCCAGCACGGGGCGGCGGAACGTGCTGCACGTGATGAACCGGGAGCGGGTGGGCCAGCGGCGGGGCGTGCCAATCCTGGCGCCGGTGCTGGAGAGCCTGAAGCAGCTGGGGCGGTACACGGAGGCGGAGATCACCGCCGCCGTGATCTCCGCCATGTTCACAGTGTTCATCAAGTCGGAAAGCCCGGCGGACGGGCGGCCCTTCGGGGAGATGATCCCGGCCGCGGAGCTGATCGACGCACAGGACCCCACCAGCATTGAGCTGGGGCCGGGGGCCATCATCGACCTGAACCCGGGCGAGGAGCCGGTGTTCGCGGACCCGAAGCACCCCACCACAGGGTACGACGCCTTCACCAACGCCATGATCAAGCTGATCGGCGCGGCGCTGGAAATCCCGCCGGAGGTGCTGCTGAAGCAGTTCACCACCAGCTACTCCGCGGCGCGGGGCGCGCTGAACGAGTTCTGGCGGGTGTGCAGCATGCAGCGGGACTGGTTCGCGGACGACTTCTGCCAGCCCATCTACGAGGAGTGGATGGCGGAGGCGGTGGCCCGGGGGCGCATTCAGGCGACGGGGTTCTTCGCGGACCCGGCAGTGCGCAAGGCATACACGGACTGCGCGTGGAACGGACCGGCCCGGACCAACCTGAACCCGGTGCAGGAGGTGACGGCGGCCACCAAGCGGGTGGAGGCCTGCTTCAGCACGGCGCAGGAGGAGACGGCCCAAATGACGGGCGGGGACTACAACCGGAACGTGCGGCAGCGGGCCATCGAGGTGCGACGGAAGCGGGAGGTGGACGAGATCGCCAACCCGCCGCAGCCGGCGGCGCCGGCGCCCGGGCAGGAACCACCGCCCGGGAAGGGAAAAGAAGGACAAGGAGGCGAAGGGAATGCCTGACAACAAGAAGTTCTGGCAGTTCCGCAACCAGGCGGGAGGCACGGTGGAGCTGCTGCTGTACGGCGACATCTCACAATCCAGCTGGTGGGGGGACGAGGTGACCCCCAAACAGTTTGCCGACGAGCTGGCGGGGCTGGGGGCGCTGGACAAGATCGTGGTGCGGATCAACAGCGGCGGCGGGGATGTGTTCGCGGCCCAGGCCATCGGGAACCTGCTGGAGCAGCACCCGGCGGAGGTGACGGCCCGGATCGACGGGCTGTGCGCCAGCGCGGCCACCATCGTGGCCTGCCATTGCGGGAGGGTGGTGGCAGCCAACGACAGTACCTACATGGTGCACCCGGTGCGGATCGGCGCCTACGGCTACTACGACGCGGCGGAGCTGGGGCAGTACATCGAGGCCCTGGCGGCCATCAAGGAGAGCATTGTGGGCCTGTACGTGAAGAAGACGGGCCGGGACAAGGACGAGGTGACCGCCTGGATGGACGCCACCAGCTGGTGGACGGCGGCCGCGGCCAGGGACAACGGGTTTGTGGACGAGCTGGTGGACGAGGAGGACGCCGTGGTGGAGAACCGGGGCGGGACCCTGTTCGTGAACAGCGTGAGCATGCACATCCCATTCGACCAGGCCCCAGCCGGATGGCGGGACAGGTGCCAGAAGCACAGCGACCCGCCGGAGGGAGCGGGACCGACTACCGGACAGAGCAGCCAGGCGGGACAGGCCGCCGGGAGCTTTGCAAATCAAAACGGCCATGAAAAGGAGGAAAACGACATGGCAGACGAGATCAAGACCGCAAACGACCTGCGGGGGGCCTATCCCGCGCTGGTCAACGAGATCGAGGAGGCGGCGGCCAAGGACGCCAGGGAGCAGGAGCGGCAGCGCATTCAGGACATCGAGGAAATGAGCCTGCCCGGCAGCGAGGCCATGACCACCGAGGCCAAGTTCACCAAGCCCATGAGCGCGGCGGACTACGCCAAGGCGGTGGTGAAGAACGCCAAGCAGCAGGGCGCGGCCTATCTGGCGGACACGGCCAAGGACGCGGCCGGCAGCGGCATGAGCGGCGTGGAGGGCGAGCCGGGCGGCGGCGAGAAGCCCGACGAGTTCCTGGACGCGCTGAAGGCCATGGGCAAGAAGCAGCAGTAAGAAAGGAGCGAGGACGATATGAGCATGGATTTGGCGAAGAAGACCTTTTCCACCCAGCCCGACTACCTGATCGCGGGCACCGCGGAGATCGTGACGGCCACCAAGGAGGTGGGCAGCGCGGCCCTGAAGCGGGGCGCCCCGGTGGTGCTGGGCGAGGACGGCAAGCTGGCCGCCGTGAAGGTCAGCGGCAGCGGGACCTATACCGTGGACACCACCGGCCTGTACGGCATTCTGGCGGAGGACGCGGACACCGGCGAGGAGGGCATTGTGTACCTGTCCGGCGAGTTCTTCGCGAACACGCTGGTGCTGCCCGAGCACGCCACCGTGGCGGACGTGGAAATCCCGCTGCGGAACCTGGGCATTTTCTTGAAGTGAGGAGGACGAGAGCATGGCTAACGAAGTGAATATCTATACCCCCCGATACCTGGCCGAGGTGGTACGGCAGGCGCCCCCGGTGCACACCTTTTTCCGGGACACCTTCTTCACCAACATCAAGACCTTTGCCACCGAGCGGGTGGACATCGACCTGGTGAAGGGCGACCGGCGGATGGCGGCCTTCGTCCACCCCCGGGTGGGCGGCAAGGTGCTGAAGGCCAACGGCTACACCACCGAGAGCTACAAGCCCCCGCTGGTGAACCCCTACGACGTGACCACCGCCGACCAGCTGCTGACCCGGCTGCCCGGCGAGGACCTTTACAGCGGCATGACCCCCGCACAGCGGGCGGCGCAGAAGCTGATGGAGGAGTACGCCACCCTGAACGACGCCACAACTCGACGGGAGGAGTGGATGGCGGTGCAGGCCATCATGACCGGCTCCATCCCCGTGGTGGGCGAGGGCGTGAACGAGGTGATCGACTTCGGCTTCACCAACAAGGTGACGCTCTCCGGCGACAACAAGTGGGGCGGCAGCAAGGCGGACATCCAGGGCAACCTGGGCGACTGGGTGGACAAGGTGCTTCACGGCGGATTTGCCAACGTGGACATGGCCATCCTGGGCAAGACGGCCAAGAAGCACCTGTTCAATGACGCCACCATCCAGAAAATGCTGGACAACCGGCGCATGAACATGGGCGAGCTGGCCCCCAGGGACCTGCCCAACGGCGTGCGCTACCTGGGACGCCTGACCGACCCCAGCCTGGAGCTTTACAGCTACGGCGAGGTGTATTACGACGACTGGACCGACCCGGAGGAGCCGGCGACCAAGCCCCTGGTGCCGGACAACCAGGTGGTGCTGATCAGCTCCCGGCCCAACTACATGCTGGCCTACGGCCTGTGCACCTACATCGACGATGCCAGCCAGATGTGGGTGACGGCGCAGACCAGCCGCCTGCTGCGCAGCTATGTGGAGCACCACCCCGACCGGCGCATGGTGGAGCTGCAGACCCACCCCCTGCCCATCCCCGACAAGGTGGACAGCTGGATGGTGGCCACGGTCTGCTGAAACTGAACGAGAGAGCCGCGCCCTTTCCTGCCGGGGAGGGTGGCGGCTCTTTCCATACCACGGACAGGAGGCGGTGCGCATGGCGCTGTTTGAGCTGGACCAGGAGTTTGGGACCGGACCGGAGGAGGAATGGAAGCCGCCCACCTTCAAGGACTGCGCGGCGGCGGACATCGACTTAGCCTTTTTCCAGGAGAACGAGCATGCGGAATGGCACACGGTAGACGGGAAGAAGGCCCTGATCATCCTGGAGAGCGAGCAGCTGAAGGAGCGCGCCGCCCACTGGGAGGCCGGAGCGAAGCAGAACTTCGACACGGGCCTGTACACGAGCCAGACGGTGCTCTATATCCGGGCGGCGGACTACGGCCCCAAGCCCAAGGTGGGCAAGCACCTGGTGCTGGATAAGGGGACGAAGACGCGGACCTTCAGCATTCTGACCTGTGAGGATCAGGCCGGGGTGTACCGCATGACCATGGAGAGGACGCGGCAATGAAGCAGAGCACCATCACCTACAACAAGGACAACCTGACCATCACCATTGAGGGCATGGACGAGGTGGAAAAGGCCCTGGAGGACCTGAAGCGCAAGACGCCGGCGGCGGCCAAGGTGGCCATCAACGCCACGGCGCGGGAAGCCCGGAAGCTGATGATCGCCCAGGCCAAGGCCCGGTACGCGGTGAACGCCAAGGGAGCGCAGCACCTGAAGGACCTGAAGACCTCGGGCAAGAAGGGACACAACGCCACGAACACCAACCTGGAGGCCGTGCTGTTCATCGCAAAGCCGAGGGCGGACCTGGCCTACTTCCAGCACCGGCCCACGCAGAGCTTTTCCGGGCGGGCTGTGCTGCACAACGCGCCGGAGTACGTGCAGGCCCGCATTCTGAAATCCTCGTCCATGCGGAAGCTGGGGGCGGAGGACATCGAGGTGCGGGGGCGGTCCATCGGGCCGGGCAGCAAGGGCTTTCTGGTGGAGTTCAGCAACGGCCACGTGGGCATGGTGCAGCGGCAGCTGGGGTCCAGCTCCAGCCACCGGACCACGGCCAAGGGACGGCCGCGCTGGACCAACCGCAGCGGACAGGTGGAGAAGCTGATCACCATGGGCGCGCCGTCGGCGGCGGGCATGCACAGCACGGTGTGGCCCCTGGTGGCGGAGGACGTGGTGGACTACCTGCTGGAGCGGCTGGAGGAGCAGATCGAGAAGGTGACCGCCCGGGCCAAGGCGAGGAAGGGGTAAGACATGAAGGACTACCGAAGCGCGGTGGAAGCGGCCGGGATCGGTCGGACGCCGCAGCTGTGCCAGGACGCGCTGGTGGAAATGCTGGAGGAGCTGTTCCAGGGAAAGAAGTACACCGGCCAGGAGGGGCGCAAGCCCCTGAAGGTCTACAAGCAGGATTTGCCGGTGCCGGAGAGCAACGACGAGGACGTGGACACGGACGCGGCGGCGGCCCCGTACATCGTGGCGCGGATGTCCGGCGGCACGGTCAAGAACGACGACGGGCCGCAGGAGGTGGAGTTCTCGCTGATCATCTGCGCCTATGACGAGGGGCTGGAGCGGGACGGCTACCAGGACGTGGCCAACATCAAGGAGGACATCGTCCAGAGGCTGTGCACGAGGCCGTATTTCGGCGGGTGCTTCACCGTGCTGAAGCCCATCGCATGGGCCATGCAAAACGACGACACCCACCCCTACTACTTCGGCGCGTGTAACCTCGTCTGCACGGCGCCGGCCATGACGCAGGACACAGAATTGGAGGAAATGTTATGAGCAGCAGAAGAACCGAGAAGGAAGCGGAGACCATGGCCCAGGCCGCGGAGGAGACCGCCCAGGCGGAGAAGACCGAAACCCGGAAGCCCAGGGCGCGGGGGTCGCAGGTCTATTGCGGACCCACGGTGCGGGGCGTGGCCAAGCAGTACACGGTGTACGCCGGGGAGCTGCCGGAAGAGCTGAAGACCTTTATCCAGAAGCACCCCGAGGCGGGGGCGCTGGTGGTGCCGGTGGAGCGGTTCGCGGAGACCCGGCGGAAGCTGGAGCAGGCTGGGACGGCGCAGGCCATCCTGTACCGGAAGATCAAGTCCATTTCGTAAGGAGGAAGAGAACGTATGGCTTATAAACACGGCGTATATACCAGCGAGGTAGCCACCAGCCTGGTGGCACCCATCGAGGGCACGGCGGGCCTGATGGTGGTCGTGGGCACGGCCCCGGTGAACATGCTGGCGGACCCGGCGGGAGCGGTGAACAAGCCTCTGCTGGTACACAGCTACAAGGAAGCGGTGGAGGCGGTGGGCTATGTGCCCGACTTCGCCAAGTACACCCTGTGCGAGGCCATCAGCGCGGCCTTCAGCGTGGTGAGCGTGGCGCCCATGGTGCTGATCAACGTGCTGGACCCGGCCAAGCACACCACGGCCATTGAGGACACGCCCATTCAGATCAACGACGGCGTGGCCGTGCTGGAGAAGGTGGGGGCGCTGCTGGACAAGCTGGTGGTGAAGGCGGACGGGACCACCGACCTGACGGCGGGCGAGGACTACACCACCAGCTGGAACGAGGATGGCACGCTGAACATCGTGGTGCTCCCGGACGGAAAGGGAGACGAGGCCACCAGCCTGACCGTGAGCGGGAGCCAGCTGGACCCAAGCAAGGTGAAGGCGTCCGACATCGTGGGCGGCGTGGACGTGTCCAGCGGGAAGGAGACCGGCCTGGAGGTGATCCGGCAGGTGTACCCCCTGCTGGGCATGACCCCGGGCATTCTGGTGGCGCCCCGGCACAGCATGGACGCCACGGTGGCGGCCGCCCTGCAGGCCAAGACCAAGGACATCAACAGCGTGTACAAGGCGGTGTGCGTAGTGGACATCAAGAGCGACACCGGCGGCGCGACCCGGTACACCGACGTGAAGACCACCAAGGAGGCCCAGGCGGTGAGCGACCCCAACGCCTACGCGGTGTGGCTCTACGGCAAGGTGGGCGAGGTGGTTTACAGCGGCTCCATCCTAGCGGCGGCCCTGACGGCCTACACGGACGCGGTGAACGACGACACCCCCAACGTCAGCCCTAGCAACAAGACCATCGCCATCTCAGCGGCCTGTCTGCCGGACGGCACGGAGGTGGTGCTGGACCAGGAGCAGGCCAACGTGGTGAACAGCTACGGCGTGGCCACCTGGCTGAACATGAACGGCTTCCGCCTGTGGGGAAACAACACCGCGGCCTACCCGGGGAACACCGACCACAAGGACCGGTGGTTCAGCGTGCGGCGCTTTTTGAACTGGGCGGCAAACAGCTTCATCCTCACCTACTTCCAGAAGGTGGACAGCCCGGCCAACAAGCGGCTGATCGAGGCCATCGTGGACAGCGAGAACGTGCGGGGCAACGGCTTTGTGGCCCGGGGCGTGTGCGCCCGGTACGAGATCACCTACAACGAGGACGAGAACACCACCACGGACCTGCTGGACGGGAAGATCACCCTCCACCAGTACATCACCCCGTTCACCCCGGCGGAGGACATCGAGGACATCATCGAGTTTGACCCCAACGCCCTGTCCGAGGCATTGAGCTAACAAGGGAGGGAACGAGATATGATTTCTAGCAACTACATCCCAGAGAAGATCAATGACTACAACGCCTATGTGGACGGCACGAAGATGATCGGCGTGGCGGCCTCCGTGACGCTGCCGGAGATCAACATGAAGAGCAGCACCGTGTCCGGCGTGGGCGTGAGCGGCGAGATCGACAGCCCCACCATCGGCCAGTTCGAGAGCATGGAGCAGGAAATCCAGTTCAACACCCTGTACAGCTCCGCCATGGACATGCTCTCTCCCCTGTCCACGGTGAACCTGACCTTCCGGGCGGCCCAGCAGGTGTATGACAAGACCGGAGGCTACAACTTCAAGGGCCTGCGGGTGGTGGAGATGGGCCGGGTGAAGAAGTTCAACCCCGGCAAGATTGAGAAGGGCGAGGCCATGGAGGCCACCGTCACGCTGGAGCTGACCTACATCATGGTGGAGGTGGACGGCTCCGTGCTGCTGGAGGCGGACAAGCTCAACGGCGTCTACAAGGTCAACGGCGTGGACATGCTGGCGGGCGTGAACGAGCTGATTTGACCTGGCCCGAGAGGCACGGCCTGCCCGCAAAAAAGCGGGCGGGCCGTGCTTTTGCACAACATGCGGATCATTTGAACGACGGAAGGAGTTTTGCACCATGACAGACGAGATCAAGACCAGCAGCCCGGAGGAGACCGCCGGGAAAGAGGGCAAGGAGACCGTGGAGCGGATCGTGGTGAAGCTGGAGAAGCCCTATGTGTTCGAGAACACGGAGCACCAGGAGATCGACCTGACGGGGCTTGAAAAGCTGACCATCCAGGACGCCATCGACGCCCAGCGGCAGCTGTTCGGAGAGCAGGAGGTGGCGGCGGCGGTGCTGTGCGAGACCACCACGGCCTTTGCCCGGACCATGGCCACCAAGGCCACGGAGCTGCCGGTGGAGTTTTTCAAGCTCATGCCCCGGGGCGTGATGAAGCGGGTGGCGGCCGCCGTGCGGGGCTATCTGAACGTGGAGGCCGTCACGGAGCACCACGTGATGAAGCTGGAGAAGCCCAGGGACTACAAGGGCAAGGTGTACCAGGAGATCGACCTGAACGCCATCGCGGACCTGAACAGCCTGAACGAGAGCGAGGCGGAAAACCGGCTGGCCCGGGAGGGCTTTGTGGTGACGGAGAACGCCACCAATTACCTGTACGCCTGCGTGATCGCCTCCATGGCCACGGGCATTCCCGAGGACTTCTTCACGAGCCTGCCCCTGTACGAGCTGCTGAAGCTGAAGAACGCGGTCAACGACGGGGATTTTTTCGGGTAAAGGGCGGGGCGAAGGCCCTGCGGAAGGCGGCCATCCGGTTGAGCCAGGCCACCATGACCAGCATGGAGTTCTATCTGAAAATGCCGGTGCGGGAATTTTTGGAGCTGAACAACGAGGTGGCGGAGGAGCTGGAGCGGGCACGCCGGAAGAAGTGACCCAGGGGACGCAGAGAGGAGGAGAACCGGGGAATGGCAAAGCAGAAGGAGCTGGAGCTTGCCATCAAGATCGCCGGAAAGATGGACAAGAGCCTGACGGCGACGCTGACCGGGGCGAGAAACCAGATCAGCAGCTTCTCCAGGAGCCTGGGCGCCCTGGGCACGGCAGGCCTTGCGGCCATGTCCTCGCTGGCGGCGGGGAGCGTGGCGGCCATCGCAAGCTGCACCAAGGAAGCGGCGAAGTTTGAAAACTATATGGCCGACGTGGTGAAGGTCGTGGACGGCATGGCGGACGAGACCGGGAAGATCAGCGACAAGCTGGCCGCCAACGGAAAGACCTACGCGCAGAACTACGAGACCATGGTGGACAGCCTGAAGGACCTGAGCACACAGATCCCCTACACCTTCGAGGACCTGACGCGGCTGGCGGCTGCGGCGGGCCAGTCGGGCAAGAGCTTTGAGGACCTGACGCAGACGGACTTCCTGAAGGACGTGGCCATGTGGGGCACGGCCATGGACATCTCCGCCGACCAGGCGGGCAACTGGGCCGCCAAGTGGGAGCAGTCCTTCAACATGAACCACGACCAGGTCATGGAGATCGCGGACGTGATCAACTACCTGGGCAACAACTACGCCACCACGGCGGCGGAGATCGCGGAGAGCGTGAACGAGGCGGCCTCCATGGGCCAGATCACCGGCGTGGATCCCAAGGCCACGGCGGCAATCGCGGCCAGCATGCAGGCCATGGGCGTGAGCGCGGACGTGACGGGCACCACCGTCAAGCGGATTTACACCAACATCAACAAGGGCAGCATGGCGACAGCCAAGCAGCAGCAGGCCTTCGCGCGGCTGGGCATGACCGCCGAGGGCGTGGCGAAGGCCATGCAGGTGGACGGGACCGGGACCCTGCTGAACATCTTTGAGGCCATCGGGAAGCTGCCAGGGGAACAGAAGCTGTCCACCCTCAACGCCCTGTTCGGCCAGTGGGCCATCGAGGGCGGCGCGAAGGTGACGCAGAACCTGGACCTGCTGAAGGAAATGCTGGCGGCGGTCAACGATCCGAGTGCGTGGACCGGGAGCATGGAGCATGAGTTCATCATCAAGGCCACGACGCCGGAGGCCATCAGCACCATGCTGGGAAGCGCGGTGCAGGCGCTGAAGGCGGACGTGGGCGAGGCGTTCCTGCCGGCGTACAAGGCCCTCGGCACTTCCCTGATCGACTTCATCCAGAATATCCGGGCGAACCCGGAACAGCTGGACAAGCTGGCGGAGAGCCTGGGGACCCTGGCAAGCAAGGGCGTGGAGCGGCTGGGCAACGCCCTGAACAACGCGCTGCCCTATATCCAGTCGGGCCTGGACTACCTGGTGAACCACGGGGACCAGGTGGTAAAGGTGATCGGCGGACTGGCGGCCGCCTTCGCGGCCATGCACTTCGCCCCGGCGGCGGAGGGCCTGATCCGGGGAGCGGGCGGCGTGCTGTTCGGAAGCGGCGCCGGCGGAGGAGGCCCCGGCGAGGGCGGAAGGCGCGGCGGAATTTGGGGCGGTCTGAAGAGCCTGTTCACCGGAGGACAGAGGACGGCGGTCGCGGGAGCGGGGCTGGCCGGCTCCTTCCGGGGCGCGGCAGGAAGCAACGGACTGCGGGCCACCCTGGGCGCCACCATCTCCAGCCTGATCTCGGGCAACGGGATCGCGGGCACCGCGGGGCTTTTGTCCGCGGCGGCGGGCACGCCGGGGCTGCTGTCCGGCTACACCAGCGCCGGGAGCGTGGTGCGCGGCGCGGCGGCAAACAGCCGACTGGGCCAGTGGATGGGCGGCGTCTCCGACGGAGTGAGAGGCCTGGGGACGGCCATCGGGAACACAAGGGCCGGAGGAGCCGTCACCGGATGGTTGAACCGGACGACCATGCCGCTGCGGCAGAGAGTGGCGGGCGTGGGCGCGGCGGCCATCATCCAGGGAAGCGTCATGCGGCAGGGCCTGTCCGGTATGCTGGGGCGGGCCGGAGGGGCCGTGACCGGAGCGGCCGGACGGATCGCAGGCTCCGGCGCGGGAAAGATCGCCGGCGCCGGCGCGGGCCTGTTGAGCAGCATTTGGGGACCAATCGCCGGGGGCTTTGGAAGCCTGCTGTCCGGCGCACTGCCCATTGTGGGCGTGATCTCGTCCATCATCGCGGTGGTCAGCATTCTGGGGGACAACCTGGAAGGCATTCGGAACATCGTGGGCAGCGTGTTCGGAGATACGGGGCTTGCGGTCTTTGACAAGTTCGTGAGCACGCTGTCCGGCGTGGGCGAGTTCATCAGCGGGCTGTTTGTGGACGGCGGCGTGGCCAACGCGCTGTCGGGCTTCCGGGACATGCTGTTTGGAGACGGCGGTATCTTCGCCGGAAACGAGGCGGCGGCGGGAGCCTTTGACGGGATCGTGACGGTGCTGCAGTCCATCATGAGCGTGGCGGGCCAGGTGGTGACCTTCGCCAACACGACGGTGAAGCCCATCATCGAGAGCATTTTCACCTTCATCACCCAAACGGTGGTGCCGATCATCCTGCAGACCATCCAGACGGCGGCGCCGTACATCTCCACCATCATCAGCGGGATCGGAACGGCGGTCATGACCGTAGCGCAGATCATCGGGCAGGCGCTTCAGATGGTGCTGCCCATCATCCAGACGGTGATCACGGTGCTGCTGAACATCGGCCAGGTGGTGATCCCGGCGGTGCTGGCGGCGATCTCGGTATTCTCCCAGGGGATCAGCGACGCCATCGCGGGCGTGAAGGCCATCTTCGAGGGGATCATCACCTTCATCACCGGCGTATTCACGGGCAACTGGGAGCAGGCCTGGCAGGGCGTGAAGGACATTTTCGGCGGTATCTTCGAGACGCTGGGGGCGCTGTTCAAGACGCCCATCAACGCGGTGATCTCCCTGATTAACCAGGCGATCCGCGGGATCAACGGCCTGGGGCTGGACATCCCGGACTGGGTGCCCCTGATCGGCGGGAAGAAGTTCTCCATCAATATCCCGGAAATCCCCATGCTGGCCAAAGGCGGCTTTACCACGGGGCCGAGTATCGCGGGTGAGGCCGGGACAGAGGCGGTGATCAGCTTCCAGCGGGCGGTGCGGCAGGACAACCTGCGCACGTGGGCCATGGCCGGGCGCATGCTGGGCGTGAAGCCGGTGGAGCTGAAGGAGCTGCCGGAGCGGGAGAACCCGGGCGGAGGCGGCGGTGACTTCACCTTCGCCCCGCAGATCATCATTCAGGGCAACGCGGACCGGAGCGTGATCGACGAGGCCCTGGCGGAGGCCAAGGCGCAGTTTGAGGCCTGGTATCTGCAAATGCAGCGCAAGCAGGCCCGCACGGCCTATTGAGGAGGCGGACATGGCATACATCACCAAGAGCGGCGACACCTGGGACGCCATCGCCAAAGCGGTGTACGGAAGCGAATACCGCGCCGACGCGCTGATGGAGGCCAACCGGGCGCACATCGGCACCTTTGTATTCCAGGCCGGGGTGGAGCTGAACACCCCGGCCCTGGAAGAGGCGCGGGACGGCGGGCTGCCGCCGTGGAAATACGAGGCGAGCTATGATTAAGACCAGAAGCATTAACCTTTCGGTGGAATACCGGAAGACGGCCTACTCCGCGGCGGTCAAGGCCGCGGCGGAGGAAGGCGGGAGCACAGCCGCGGCGGCGGAGGGGACGCAGGGGTCCGGCGCGTCCGCTGCCGCCGGGGGCGCGTCCGGCGGCGCAAAGGCCGGGGCGGCGGTGACGCTGAACGCCACGCCGCTGTATGTGGCCAGCACGTCCAAGAGCCGGGCGGCCACCAAGACCGGGACCTACTACCTGTACGACGGTATTCTGATCCGGGGGAGATACCGGATCACCAACACCCCGTCCCGGGTGGGAAAGACGCCGGTGGGCAAGAACGTGACGGGCTGGGTGGACGCGGCGGACATCGGGCTTTCCGCCGGGGACGCGAGCGGGAGCGAGGACCCGGCCGCGGACACGGGCGGACAGACCGGCGGGAGCGTGGACGAGGACGCGGGCGCGGGGACCGGAGAGGAGATCGCCAGGCTGGTGGAGAGCCTGACCTATGTGGACAACGCGGCCGACAACAGCGACAGTATTGACATCACCCTGGACGCCCAGGACAGCGGATGGCTGAACGGATGGCTGCCGGACAAGGGGGCCACCCTGCGGCCCAAAATCCTGGGCTTTGACTGGGAGCGGCCGGGGGATCACCGGAGGATCGAGTGCGGCCTGTTCGTGCTGGACGACGTGAGCTTTTCGGACGCGCCCACCACGCTGCAGCTGGGGGGCGTGAGCAAGCCCAGCGACAGCGACTTTTCCGAGCTGGAGCGGGAGGCCATCTGGAAAAACACCACCATCCAGCGGATCGGGGCCACCATCGCGGCGCGGTACGGACTGGGCTTCACCTACGACGCGGACGACTACGACATCGAGTGCGACGAGCAGGACGGAACGGACAGCAGCTACTACAACACCCTGTGCAGGAACTACGGCCTGATCCTGAAGGTGTACGCCCGGCGGCTGTGGGTCTATGACCGGGAGAAGTACAAGGCCAAGCCGGCGGTGAAGACCTTTCACCGCACGGACATCCGGCCGGGGAGCTTCGGATGGGACACCACATTGTCCGGCACATACACCGGCGGCTACTTCAACTACACGGACGCGGACAAGGACATCGACATCGTGTGCAGCGTGGGCGGCGGGACCCACACCAAGAGCGTGAACCGCCGGGCCACCAGCGTGTACGACGCCAGCCTGCAGCTGGTGGCGGAGCTGAACAACGCCAACCACGGGACGGTGAAGCTGAAGTTCGGGGTGGACGGGGAGTGGCAGGTGAGCGCGGGCAACTGCATTGAGATCGCCGGGTACGGCCAGCTAGACGGAAAATACTTTGTGGACAAGGTGACCCACAAGGTGAGCAAGAGCGGGTTCACCTCGGACTTCGAGTGCAGCGGGGTGGGCACGCCGTTTTACGCTTGGCAGGTGGGCGGCCAGATCGAGCACCACGAGGACAGCGGGGAGAGCGGCGAAACCTACGACAGCAGCTACTCCACCACCAGCCCGGCGGCAAACGCGGCCAGCTCTGCAGCGGGGGCCACGGCGGGGGCGGCGGTGACGCTGACCAACGCGCCGTTTTACGTGGCCAGCACGTCGGAAAGCCCGGCCTGCCACAAGAGCGGGACGTACTACTTCTACGACGGCATTCTGATCCGGGGGCGATACCGCATGACCAACACGGCGGACCGGTGCGGGAAGCTGCCGGTGGGCAAGAACGTGACAGGCTGGGTCCCAGCCAGCTACTGCACGGGGATCACACAGGAGGGGTGAGGCCATGGCGAGCACCAACCGGACGGGGCGGGTCAGCTCCATCGACTACGCGGCGGGCACCTATGAGGTGACCTACTTTGACCGGGGGCGGAGCGTGACCCGGAAGATCAACGCCATGAGCAACGGCGAATACAAAATGCCCACGGTGGGCCAGATCGTGAGCGTGACCCACACCAGCAGCGGGCTGGCGGCGGCCACCACCACGGGGACGGTGTGGAACAAGACCAACGCACCGGCGGAGGGCTACCAGGGGCTGTACCGGAAGGAATACGCCAGTCGGAAGGGGCAGGCCTACGACCGGTACGACGAGAACACAGGGGTCTATACCCAGTACGTGGACAAGCGGACGGGGCGCACCTGCAACGGCGAAATCTACGACGAGGCGAAAGGCCCCATCAGCCTGGTGGGCGGCGGCCAGATACAGGTGAGCAGCAGCGGGGCCAGCGTGAGCCTGAACGCCAAGACGGGCGTGGGGATCGCGGCGGGCACGACGGTGAGCCTGGAGGCCGGGGGCGCGGTCAGTGCGGAGGCCGGAGGCGCGTTCGGCGTCAGCGCCGGCGGCAAGTTCTCCCTGGAGGGCCAGGAGGGGCTGGAGATCGAGGTGAGCGGCGGCGAGGCCAAGATTACCCTGAACGGCGCGGTGATCACCGTGAGCGAGGCGGGGGACGTGAGCATTACCAGTCCCACCAAGATCGAGCTGACGGCCCCGGAGATCAACGCTACAGCGGGCACCGGGGACGTGACCATCGAAGGCGTGAGCCTGGTTAACCACACCCACAACAGCGGCGCAGTCGCCCCGCCGGACAAGTAAGGGGGAGAGGCAATGGCAATCGGCAGTTTCATGGGCCGGACGTTCACGGTGAGCGACCGGCGTATCTTCACCCCCAGCAACCTGAAGGGGCAGAGCGGGAGCGACTGGGCCACCCACGACCGGACGGGGGCCAAGGCGCGGAGCCAGTGGATCGCCCCGAAGCTGAAGTCATACAGCTTTGACCTGCTGCTGCGGGCGCAGGACGGGGCAAGCCCGCGGAGCACGCTGGAGCACTTTCAGAGCTGCGCGGAAAAAGGCGTGGCGGACTACTTCATCGTGGGAAACGCGCCCATCTCCTCCTACCCGTTCAAGATCACGGACGTGAGCGACGAGTGGGCGGCGGTGCTGCACAGCGGGGCGCTGGTGGAGTGCAAGGTGACGCTGACCATCGAGGAGTATTTGTAGGGGGTGAGGAGGCATGTTGAGCACGGGAGACGCGGTGATCGACATTCAGCCGGGAAAGGCGGACGAGAGCACGGCGGCGGAGGTGCTGCGGAACCTGCAGGTGCTGTACGGCACCGTGGCGGGAGAGCAGGCGCTGGACCGGGAGTTCGGCATTGACGGCAGTATCATCGACGGGCCGCAGGAAAACGCCCAGGCGCTGCTGGTGGCCGAGTATGTGCGGAAGACAGAACGGTACGAACCCAGGGCCAAGGTGGCCCGGGTAGAATGGACGGCGGACAAGGCCGCCGACGGAATGATGATCCCAAAGGTGGTGATCGAGCTTGTCTAACATCAGTGAACTGGCCAACTGCCCGGAGCTGAACTTCATCGAGAATATGACGCTGCGGGAGACGGAGGAACAGCTGCGCGCCCTTTACACCCGGTACTACCGGGAGATCACCGGCAAGGAGCCGGAGCTGGGGGCGGCGGACCCGCTGAACCTGCTGATCAAGGCGTTTGCGGCCATGGAATACCAGACCATGCAGTACGCGGACACCAAGGGGCGGATGGAGCTGCTGAAGACCTCCACCGGGGAGGCCCTGGACGCGCTGGGCGCCCTGGTGGGCGTGAGCCGGAAGGAGCCGACCCGGGCCACGGCCACGGAACGCTTTACCCTGTCCGAGGCCCGGGGGACGGTGACGGCCATCCCGGCGGGGACACGGGTGAAGACAGAGGACGGGAAGTATTTCAACACGCTGGACTACGCGGAGATCGCGGCGGGGGACCTGTACGCCGACGTGGTGGTGCAGGCGGAGGAGGCGGGCGCGGGCAGCGCCGGCCTGCTGGCCGGGGCCATCAAAATCCTGGTGGACCCCATCCCCTACATCGCAGGCGTGAGCAACACCACGGAGAGCACGGGCGGGCTGGACACGGAGGACGACGACAGCCTGACCCGGCGGATTTATCTCTCCCCCAGCGTTTACAGCTGCGCGGGGCCGCGGGACGCCTACGAATACTACGCCCGGGAGTGGCGGGGGGACGTGGCGGACGTGCGGACGGACAGCCCGCAGCCCAACCAGGTGGACATCTACTTCGTGATCCAGGACGAGGAGGGCCTGCGGCTGCCAAACCCCACGGAGCTGGCGGAGATGAAGGCGTACATGAGCGGAGAGAGCATGCGGCCGCTGTGCGACCAAGTGAACTGCAAGGCCCCGGAGGAGGTGGAGTACGCCATCTCCCTCACCTACTGGATTGGGTCCAGCGACCAGAAATCGGTGAGCGAAATCCAGAGCCGGGTGAGCGCGGCGGTGGAGGAGTTCCAGACCTGGCAGCGGAAGCTGGGGCGGGACATCAACCCCACGGAGCTGATCGCCCGGGTGCGGGAGGCGGGCGCCAAGCGGGTGAAGCTGACGGCCCCGGCGGACACGGTGGTGGAAAAGAACGAGCTGCCCAAGTGCACGGGGGCCACCGCCGACTATGGAGGGCTGGAGGATGATTAAGAGCCTGCTGGACGCAGAACTCCGGGACGGAGTGCCGCGGGTCTTACAGAAGCAGCCGTGGGTGGAGGCCCTGTCCCGGGCGGTGCTGGACCTGCACCGGCAGACTATGGGCTTTATAGACGGGAGCCAAATCTACACGGCCATCGACACGGTGAGCGAGGCGGTGCTGGACGCGCTGGCGGTGAGCTGGAAGATCGACTGGTACGACCCGGAGTACGACCTGGAGCAGAAGCGGCGGATCGTGCAGACGGCGCTGACCATCCGGCGGACCATGGGGACGGCCGCGGCGGTGAAGGCCCAGGCGGACGCCATCTACCCGGGGTCCACGGTGGAGGAGTGGTACGAGTACGGGGGGAAGCCCGGCTACTTCCGGCTGCGGGTCAACATCATGACCGTGGAGGAGCAGGAGAAGTTCGCGGCCATGTCCATGGCGGAGGTGGAGCGGCGGCTGGCGGCGGCCAAGCGGTTCTCCTCCCACCTGGAGGAGGTGGAATACTACGACGCGGGCGGCACGGCCACGGGGTGGGGCTTTGCGGCCTATGTGGGCGGAGAGCTTGTGGAGAGCTGTACCACCATGCGGGTGAACCCAAGCCCGGACGACCGGAAGGGGACGGCGACAGCCTTCGCCCTGGCGGCGTGCGTGGGTGGAATTTTGACGGAGTACGGCACAACAGAACAGAAGGAGGAGGCACTATGGCCTGGATCGGAATAATCACCAACAACGGAAACGACCTGCTGACCCGGTGGGTGGAGGGAAAGACCCTGACCGTCACCCGGGCGGCGGCGGGACAGGGCCGGGTGGACCCGGCGGCCATGCTGGCGCAGGCGGCCCTGGTGAATGAGAAGCAGGCAGCCAGCATTATTTCCAACACACCGGTGGACAAGGGGCAGCGGCTGAAGCTCCAGGTGACGCCCCAAAGCGAGGCGGGGTACAGCCTGAACCAGTTCGGCGTGTGGGCCAGGCTGGAGGACGAGGACGAGAAGATGATCGCCCTGTTCCAGACGGACACGGACATCGGCGTGGAAATCCCCAGCAAGGCGGACATGCCGGACTTTGTGTACACGTTCTACGGGCTGCTGGCCTTCTCCAACCAGGGTACGCTGCATATCACGGTTGACCCAAGCACAATGATTACGCTGGATACAATGAATGCCGCAATCGGGGCGGCAGTTGCGACCAGAGAAGAAAGCATCAAAAACGCGGAGAAAAAGAACGACCTGGCTGATGGAGACAGTGTGGCCATCGTTGATAGTGCAGATAGCAGCAAAACCAAGCGTGTGCTTTGGAGCACGATTAAATCTGCACTGAGCAAAATCTATGTCCCGCTGACCAGGAAGATCAACAGCAAGAGCCTTTCTTCCGACGTGACACTGACCGGCGCAGATATTCAGGTAAGCAGGACTGATAACACCAAGATTGATGCGGCCTTGTCGAATAAGGCGCCTGCGGGATATGGCTTCGGGGACGAATTACAGGAAATTGTGGCCACCAGCGCGGAGGAAACCTATGAGACATACTGCACCAAGGTAGACGCCGTGCTGAGTGGGATGCTGGACAGGACCGCAAAACTGGTGCGGGCCTACCCCCCTACGGTGTTTCACCAAGCGGGAACTACGGTATCGCTCTTATACAAGGGCGATGCCAACTATGCGGTGCTATCCAATATCGGCAGCGCAGATACAGGGCTGTGCGGATGGCGGATGATCAAGCTACGCTATCCATCCTCGTCAAGCCCGTCAGTGTGGATGCCGTTTGAGTGGGAGCATCCGCCTATGGTGATGGGGGTGGAGTACCGTACCGTGGATCGCAATAACGGCAAGCCGGTTTATACGCAGCTTGTGAGTTGCGGAGCACTGGAAGCCGAAACGATGAAAACTGTTATTCTTCCAGTTCCAGCGGATTGGATTGTGTCCTGTGTAGGGATGCATGGTCCGAATGCTGTTGGACACCGGCAGGTATCTCCGTTCTATTACAATAATGAGGCCACCGAACTTGTATTCCATTGCTCCGCAGAAGCGTACCATGTCGAAACCGATGATAAAATCTATTTGTATTTATACGCAACCCAAGCAACCTCCGCAAGTTATGCTCTGCTGAAATATACGAAAAAGTCTGCCTAATTGGTTGCCTTTGTGTAATATAAAGTCAGATACACATAGCATTCGGACGCATCTGTGTTCGTTGTGATCCGAATAGCAGAGGCGTTAATTCTAATATTGTCAACCATGGAATTTGCAATTAAATTTGCGCCGTCCAGCATCCCAGTATAGGAAACCAACTGACCAAAATTCTCTATTCCGTGAGATATATCCTTGGAAGAGGCGTTTGGTGCTTTTCCGAAACTAATTGCTTTCGCATAGACCGGCTGGCCGTTATGACGTTCGGCGGTCCGGTACTCGATGCCCAGTTGCTTTGGTGCAACAATGTATTCCCAGGGAGACCATTCAGCGTTCGCATAGTATCGTCTGCATATAACACAATTTGGGACTCCAGAATTCTGTCGGTTAGCATAGGCTGTTTGATATAAAACGGTATCATCACGACCATCGACCCGTATAAGCCAATATCCTCCATCACCATCCGGGGCATTGGGGACATTTTTTCCTGACAGATACCACCCACTCAATTTACAGTTGTTCGCAGAATCCACCATTTTCGCTGGAGCGCCTAATCCGTATCCGCCAGGCGCCTTATTCGACTAGGGCGGCTAAAAACTAAAAAGGAGAGCAAATAATGAAAAAAATCACATACCAGTTGGCCACAGAAGTCAACCACGGCACCCAGGAAGAGCCGGATATCGAGACCGTGCTATCCGATGTAGTGATTGTCTGCTTAGATAGCCGATTAGAGGGCAATCTGACCCTTGCAAAAGCTGAAGCCTACCAAGGAGAAGTATCCGTAGAGGATGCCGGGCCAGACCCGGCATCCTCTGGAGATCTGGAACAGCGGATGACCGCCGTTGAGACTGGGAAAGCAGACAAGACAGAGGTGCAGGATGTGTGGGATCAGATGGCGGCAGCTTATCAGGAAGGAGTGCAGAACGCATGACAAGTCAGAAAATTGTGCTTGATGTGATGCGCGCCCAAGGCACAGCCGATGCCTTGGATCTCCGCGCACGGGCATCTGAACTGGATGGCACAGCCCTCATTGCTGAGGAAGCCAAGGTGCCCAAGTTCGATGGCTCAAAAGATTACTCCAGTTGGGAGAGCGGAGCGCCGGTTTGGGAGGAGATCGATGGTGAACGACAAGTGTTTACGCTAATTACACCACACAACGCTAGCCACTATCCGGGATCTACACCATCGAACACACCCGCATTGTGGTCGATCCGACACACCAAAGACCCCAAGCAGGCAAAGCCGTGGCTGGCCCCTAATGGCACCAGCGGACGCTATGCTCTGGACGAGTGCGCCACGGAAAACGGCCATGTGTACCGAAACAACCATGAAAACAATGAATTCAGTCCCTCAGCTCAACCGGAGAGATGGACAGATTTGGGCACCATCGAAGATGTACAACAGATCGCCCTAGTCGAATAAGGCGCCTGGCGGGTATGGATTAGGCACAGCTGCTACCAACATTCCAGACCTGAATGATGCCACAAAAAACGGATGGTACATGAATGGCGCAGGTGGGGAGGCCGTACACGCTCCGGACAATGTTCCTGGTTGGCTTGTACTGGTGTGCGCATACGCTGATGAGATTGTGTTTCAAACTGCATATCGCTACGGGAGTGACGAGGGCCTGATAAGTGCTCGGCGATCCCATCACTATCTTTTTGGAGGGTGGCAGCCTTGGGAGTGGATTACCCCACAGATGGTGCCTGGAATCGAATACCGTACTGTGAAAAGAGATCATGGTAAAGTGGTGTATGAAAAGACTGTGCAAACAGGCGCTCTTCCTGCTGGGGGAACCAAGTCCATAGCGCATGGCGTTTCAGATATTGGCCTTCGACTTACAATTCGGTGTGCCTTTGATAACGATGGCAACAACCTTGTGGGAAATCCAGGGATTGCAGGGATATTGGTGGACCAAGACAATATTATCATCACAACGACAGCGGAATACGGGACCTCTTATGGGGACGGCACTTCTAATTCATGGGTATCTATCGCATACACAAAAAATACTATTTCTGGGGCTTCTAATATTTGAGTTTCAGAGTAGCTGTCTAATCAGTTGTCTTTGTGTAATATAAAGTCAGATACACATAGCATTCGGACGCATCTGTATTCGTTGTGATCCGAATAGCAG